AACGAGAAAACCTAGGTCACGAGAATTTCTGAACAGAGATTCGTTTGTAGTCTATGCGTTGGACTTTGTGTGTGGGTTATGTACATGGCTCATATGCCCCAACGCATTAGCCCGTATATAAAAAATTATGAAAGGATAAATTATGTTAAAAGCATTTTATTTTGCATTACATTTTGCAATGATATTTTTTGGTATGGTTTTAGCAATACACTTTGACTTTACAATAGGTGTACTAATTGCTACTACATTCACAATTAAATGGTTTCTTATGTTTCCTAAACATAAATTATGAAAGATTTTTATTTAATATTAATTTACTTTGCAATCATGTTTGTATTAAGTTATTTATTAGCTTGGTACAATGGTTATTTAATATGATACAGAATTTAAAGAGGTTTTATAACTATAATTTGCAATGATGTTATATTATTAAACTTTAAAAGAGATAGTAGGACACTGCCCTTGCTCGAGATGACAGGTGAATATATACTGACGGGCTTCACTAAGACCTACTATCTCGACATGGATTAGTGAAATGTAAACTAAAAATTGTTGAACCTCACTAATCCAACCCAATCTCATTTGACATAGACTATAGTAAATGCTATAAATAAGAATACTTAATAAGAAAGGAATTACTTATGGCAACCAAACCACAAGTTAATACAGTTGATTTCTTCATAGGTTTACCCAGAGAATTCAAACCTACGATGACTTCAAATAATTCAAATGATGATGGTGGTATTAAAACAGTTAAACACTTATTGTCATCAAATGAATGGTCATTCGAGAATGATCCAGACTGCTTTAAAAAGTCAGTAGTCATGGACATTTTGAATGATTACAAAGCTCCCTAAAGTTGTTAATAGTAAACACTGGAGGTACAATGACATAACTTAAATCTTCCTCTTAAGTTAGTTAACATCGAATGGCATAGCGAGTAAGTATTTATTCGCTATGTCTTAATCAGCATTTCCTAATATCAAAGACACGAAAGCTCTTTCGCTATGTCTTAATCAAAAAAGGGTAAATTTTTTCTCGTGTAAGTTGTAGAACATTTTGAGAACATTTTAACGTGTAAATTTGTTCTTGGTTTGTTCTGGTATAGCTATAGGTATGCAAAAATTGCATAATGCTTTAAAAAATAGATCTTCGAGATATGCAAAAAACGCATAGCAAAAAAATTTAAATTATTTTATTTTCGCCACAATTTAGACTTGCCATAGCCACAAAATTTTGATTTACTTCAGACAGTTTTGAATTTTTTAACTTCGCATAACATAAAAATTCTAGAGTAGATCCCTGCGTATGTGACAGAAATCGTGAAGAGGCTCTTGGAAAATGGTACTCGAAATAATGTTCAAAACATAAATTAACCCCCAACAATGAAAGGTACTTTTATGAAAATAAAAGAAGCTAAAAAGGCTCAAAGTTTGAGCAATAAAACTTGGACAATGGTTCAAGACGTGGCAACAAATGAACGAAAAGCAAACGGAACAATGTTATTTATTTGTAAAAATATGTTTGATTTGTTTAGAGATGGTAAAATGCAAATCAGTAATTATTTTGGCGAAAAAATTAATAACGCAGATCCAATGAATATGTTTTTTAATATTGATGGAACTAGAAAAACATTAATAGCAAAAGACTTTGGTCAATTTGTTACGCAATGCATGATCCCCGCATTAGATCAAAATTTGAATGATTTCCAAAAAAATCATCCATATGAATTTAATGTTCTAACGCAGGCTAGCCCCGTAGTTATGTTTTTAATTTGTAACCATACAATTTATGAAAAAGGAAATTTTCTAAATTTAGAAACTGATCCTGTTCAATTTAAAATAGATTGGAAGGTTTTAAAAAATGTAACTTCAGCTAGTGAAAAAGACGCTGAAGAAGTTAAAAACGAAAATGTTTTTAGAAATTCACTGTTTGAAAACTTCTTTTTAAAGAGTGAGAAGGGTAAAGACTTCTGGACTACTTTTAGAGGTGATCGTGGACTTGTTGAGTTTGTTAAGCAGTATTTTTTACCAAAAAAGATTGCTTCAGAAAACGTGAAAAATGCAGTAGAGTCGGAAACATACAAACAAGTTAAAAAAATGAATGATCTAGAAAAAGGTGTTTTTGGTACAACGCACAATTTAACAGTTGTTGCAGAAGCTGAGCAGGGCAAAGGCGGAAACGCTGACCAAAGGCTTAAGAATGAAGTTGATCAAATGATGCTGACAGCTGAGAAGATTGTTGATTTATTCGCTAAGAATAAAAACCCAATCACCCAAAAGGCTTTATTGGATCTACATTTATATGTTGTTGATGCTTTGCAGAGTGAAAACTTTGAAGAGTATTTCAAAACTAAAACGAAGGCCAAAGTAGAGTTTAAACCTCAAGTGAATAAAACTACTTTTGATACTTCTACAGGTGATTTCTGGAAATATGTTAGCCAGATATAAATATCACCCCAAATGTTATTGCAGGCTTTGTGAGTTTTTCAGAGCCTGTAAAAACTTAACCAAAGGTAATTCGATGAATGTGTTTATTAACATCGCAACAATATTATTAGGTGTTTTTTGTGTGATCATTTGGTCATACTTAGGATATCTCTTAATCTCTCTCTAAGTTAACAAAGGAACATACCAGGTACAAAATTTCTTGATGCCTGGTGTGTTCTCAGGTGTTAAGCTAAATTTCCCCCAAAAAAATTACTCGGAAATTTTCTGGGATACCCCAGAAAATTCCCTCGAGCCCCTCAGGGCTAATAAGGTGCGCACAAGTGCGCGCTTAAATCTCTAAAAAAAATCCCATAGTACTACCCATGCGTGTGCCAGGGGGGTAGTCCTATATACTATATATGCAGAAGCCAGAAAATCCCCAGGATCCATGTTAACCACACTGGGGGCCATATATTAGGGCATAATATTCCGACAATATTCCTAGGAATACCCTATATACCATTTGTAAATTTACGTCTAGGATAGGTGTAAAGGCCCCCCTGGGTGTCCTATAAACATTATACACCCCATAATCAATTTTGTCTATGATAAATATGTCGCAGATGTAATTATTTAAAAATAAAACTTGACAAAATTGGTATACAGCCTTATAATAGAACTTATACATTATTCAACGGACACACATACACGCACAAACGCCAGTAGGCAAACAAGGGTCATCACGAATAATGAATTTAAACTATGAAATTTGAAGCAAACATACCATCTTACTTAAGAACAGGAGCAGGAGTATTCCCTGTAAAAGATAAACCTATGCCAAAACGTATAGAATCTAGTAATTTCTACGAAATGGCTAAACAAGGCTTTGATATGCCTATAGCAAATGAGACTAAAATGCCTGCATTTGCCCCAGTGGGTGACTTTGAAAGAGGAGAACCTATGGATGCTGATAATTTTTTAGATAAAATGCAGGAAAATATGGAAAATAAAGCACCAATTTTAGATATTAGGCCAGACATGAGTCCTAAAAGTGATATAAACTTAGATGCTACTCCTGTAATGCCAGAATTACCCCTAAGAAAAGTTACTCCTCCTAAAGAAATGGAGGCAAAAGTAGATGCTGAAGACATATTCATCAGTTAAAGAAGTACCTTTTAAAGAATTAATGGAGATTATAAATGCAAAACATGGATTCTTCTATAGTAAAGACTCAAAAAAGAAACTTAACAGATATGCAAGAGAAGTTTCTAGACGTTCTTTTCACAGAAGCACAAGGAAACCCAAGAGAAGCAGCTAGAATTGCTGGATACTCTGAACATAGCTATCCTAAAGTTGTTCGTAATCTTAAAAAAGAAATCACAGAGTTGGCGGAAACCCACTTATCAACGCACTCTGCAAAAGCTGCTACTAGGTTAACAGCCTTACTAGACGAAGACGGCACTACACCACAAGCAGGTATTCGTCTAGCAGCAGCGAACTCCTTATTAGACAGAGTAGGTATAACTAAGAAAGATCAATTAGATATAAATATGAAAGCATTGCATGGAATATTTATATTACCACCAAAAGATGATACCAATAAAGATAAAAAAGAGGGCTAAGACTATACCATTTGGTTTTAAACAATCAGATGATCCTCAATACTTAGAACCTATCAAAGAAGAATTAGATGCTCTTAAACAGGCAAAGGAATATTCAAAGACTTGCTCATTAAGAGAAACAGCCTCTTGGCTACATAGAAAAACAGGAAGATACATATCACATGTCGGACTTAAAAAAAGACTTGAACGAAATAGCACCACCGAAACCCAAGAAAGTAATTCGACAGAAAGCCAAGAAGTCAGTCAAACAGATTCTAGCTCGCACTCGTAAGAAAGTTGCAAAGGCAGAACAATCTCTACGTTCTGCTAAACGTCACGCAGAAAATACTAAAAACAAACTGTTAACTATTAACAAGGCGTTAACTGGTAAAGAGACACAACTACTTACAGAGGATATAATCGAGAGTGCTCCTAAAAATGTACAAGAGCATATCAATCAGCAAGATGTAATCTTTAAGCCTAACAGTGGCCCACAGACACAATTTCTTGCAGCTTCCGAAAGAGAAGTATTTTATGGTGGAGCAAGAGGCGGTGGTAAATCATATGCGATGCTAGTGGATCCGCTTCGTTATTGCTCTTATGCTAATCACAGAGCACTCCTAGTGAGGAGGACTATGCCTGAGTTAAGAGACTTAATTCAAAAGTCTCAGTTATTATACTCAAAGGCATTTCCTAATGCAAAATGGAGAGAACAAGAAAAAGAGTGGCGATTCCCATCAGGGGCAAAGATAGAGTTTGGTTACGCAGAGAACATGACAGACGTATTACGTTACCAAGGTCAATCATACACATGGATAGGAATAGACGAACTTCCACAATATCCTTCGCCAGATATATATAATTTTCTCAGATCTTCACTAA